TTCGGGGAATAGAAGACGAAGGCATATAAACTCCGCGTTACCACTTCTTTTGCTGCAAAAAGCAGCCTCTCGGTCACAGCTCCCGGCATTTGATCCGGTCAATGTGCTCCCCTGTAACGGAGGGACTCCGGTTCTGACTACTGGAAAACGTTCACCAGAACTGCTGACAGGCGAGGGCATTTGGAACCTGTTGCCACCTTCCATCAATGGCGGCTCTCTGGAAACAGATTAACTCTAAATGTCATGTCCTGCTCACTGCATTTGCATGTTGAATTGTTGCCATTCTAGTTCCGGGGGAAAAAAATGTCAATGCGTAATCTGGAATTTTGGAAGTTTGTATAGGAAGAAAATGTTTTAGTTCTAAAATTTGTATAAAATTTTAGCGATGCAAAGCGCTAGTACGGTGCCACGGGATACTGATAGCAGAAGAGAATGGGTTCCTGAGTGCGGCACATGAAAAATAAAAACTTTTGCAAAAAGAATTTTGAAACAAAATAAACGGCTTCCGAATCCTCGGAAACCGCTTATTTACTGTCTTTTTAGAAGAGCGACAGACGGGGCTCGAACCCGCGACCTCCACCTTGGCAAGGTGGCGTACTACCAACTGTACTACTGTCGCATTTTATCTCTCGCTGATGTATCTCAGCGACGAAATTTATAATAACACAGCTTCTTACGTTTGGCAAGCTTTTTCGTAAAAAAATTTCAAATTCATTTTTAGAAAAATAGAATGGCAAAATTGGAATGTTTTCGTTCCAATATCCTGTCGGAAAATTTGTAAACTAAAAATTGGAACGGTTTTATTCCAGTATTTCAGATGGGAGCCGCAATCTATGTCTACCAAACTATCTCAGGATGTCTCGATCGGGGAGAATCTGCGCATTTTGCGAAAACGTGCCGGATATTCACAGGAACGGGCTGCAGCACAGCTGGAACTGATGGGAATCTCCATGAGCCGTGAAATTATTTCGCAGATGGAATCAGGACATCATAATATTCGAATCAGTGTATTACTTGCCTTCAAACAGGTCTATGAGGTGGACTCGTTTGATGACTTTTTCGTGCAACAGGAAAAAGGCGGTGTCCGATTCGGACACGGCTTTTCTCTATCCCTGCATATCATCCGCTATTTTGGCGTAGGCCCTTCGCCGGATCTTAGCTAACCCGTCCACGCTGACGTGGAGCAGCGCCGCCGCCTGTAGGCAGCTCTGGCCGTGGACGTCTACCGCCAGCACCGCCGTCTCCTCGTCAGGCGGCAGCCCTACCAGCCGGACGGCCTGCGCCGCCCGGGCCGGGGCCATGGATGACAACAGCGCCCGGATCTCTCGGTTTGTTTTCTCCATGGGTTCTCCAGACTTGCAGAGCGCGTTTCCGCGTGGATGTTGCCATCTTCTGGACCTCCTTTCGGTTTTATCCTTTCCAGTCAGCCTTGGTCTCTCTCACGTCGATATGACAAAAGCTGTCATAAACCCCCACGCCGCCCCAATCGGGCATCAGCGACCGGGCAAACGCTGCCACCCCTGCCGGAACCTGGCCCTTGACGGAGATATCCGCAGCCATGCCATAGCAGTGCTGACTATGGGCCACCCCGCCCACCTTGGCATTGTACTGCGGTGTGCGGTACCCGCTGTGGATGACCACCGGAGCGTCGAAGTGGGTGCGGATGGTCTCCAGCACCATCACCAGCCGGGGCGCCACCAAAACAGCGTCACTGCCGTCTCCACACGCAAACTCCCGCACCTTAAAATGGGCGGAGAGCTGCTTGCCCCCGGAGGCGGCTTTGCTGTAAGCGTTGATCTCAACCATGGTTATCCCACCAAATCTGATACAGCGCCCGGACCATGTCGGCGCGGGTCACGGTCTCCCCGGCGTTGGCGTCCGTCAGCAGGCCGTGGGCCTTGCCCCATACGAGGGCTTGATCTTCCACCTTGGCCGACCGCTCCCAAAACAGCAGCAGCGTGGGCACCTTCCGGGTGCTGACCACCTTCCCACCGGGGAAGATGCCCTGGGTGGAGCCGCCGCCGTCCAGCATGAGGGCATCCACCACGCCCAGCCCCAGCAGCTTGTTTTGGAGCTGCTCACGGGTCAGGCTGGCCTTGTCGCACCACAGGCATACCTTGCCGTTGGGCATCCAGCCCACCGCCGTCCGGGCGGCAGGCCGGGCCACGTCGGCGGTCAGGCCCCGGTAGAGCTTGGACCCGGCCTTAAGGATGGGCACGCCGGACAAAAACGATCCGCCCCGGTCCGTCAGCATCTGCGGCTTGCCGTCACTGCCAATGGACACGCCCCAGTCCTGGTATTTGTCCCGGCTGATGACCTTGCCGTCGATCACCGTCCAGCCCACCGGCTGAAATTTCCCGTTAAACAGGTAGCCGTTAATGATGTGGGTGCAGCCGGTCTTGGCCTTGATCTGGGCCGGTGTCAAGCGCTGCGTGTTGTGGTAGATCTGCGCACGGGCGCAGTCGAACGTATCAACCATTGACTCTCACAGCCTTCTCCGGATGACCGCCCTCGTCCCACGTAATGTCGTAGGTGCCCTCCGGGGTCTCCACACGGACGGTCTGACCGGCCTTCGTGACATCGTACCGCATATAATCATGCAGATGACGCACGTCGGCGGGTTCGGTCTCCGCAGGGATGAAGCCCTCTTTCATCTCCTGCTCCGTCCAGTTGGCCACGCCGCCGTCCGGGTTCAGGTGGAAGTTGGCGCCGGCCTCCTTCAGCTCCGCATTGATGGCCTCGATGGGCTTACCGGTGGCCTTTCCCTCGTTGATGATGTTCTCGTAGATCTTTTTCATGGTATGTACCCCTTTCAAATTTTCGGTTGAGTGTTCAACCGTTTTTGTCCTCGTTTACCCGCTGGGTCCCAAAATAGAACGCGATCACGGTGGTAAAGATCGTCAGAAATTCCGTCCCGGAAATGTCACCCCGCAGAGCCAGCACCGCGAACACCACCGTCAGAGTGATGGTCACCAGTGACTTCACCGCCAGCAGGTTTGCCAGCCGCTTTTTCAGATTTTCCATGGTTACTCCTTTCTCAGCGGTAGGTCCTCCACCTCCGCCATAATCGTATTGAGATGCCCGTTGCCCCCCAGCGCCTTGTACGCACGGTGCATCTCTCCCAAGGCTTCTTTGTCCGACAGGCTGATGGAGCCAGCCGCGATGTACGCCTGCCCCAAATGCCGGACGCGATCCACCATGAGAACCTTTAAAGCCTCCACGATGGCATCGCTTTTGTCATCCTTGGCCCATTTCCGCTGTAAAATGGCAAGGATGATGGCAGTCACACCGGAGCCGGTAGCAGCGGTCAGAACGATTTGTAAAATTTCCATTTCTAACTCCTTAAAAGTTGCAGTTTTAAGGCGTCTATATGGTTTCCCAATCAAAAAAGCCGCCTTGTCATCCTTGACAAAGCGGCGTGGGCATGTATATAATAGGGCCAGTAAGGACGGCTCACTTTGGTCGGTGCAGGTCGTTCCCCAACAGATTTAGAATCCGTAGAAAAGCCGCTGCCGATTTAGGTGGCGGTTATTTCTTTAGGTCAACGCCTAATTTGATAGCCGCAATCACAAGCATAAGTAACGCAATGGTTTCTGCTGTGCTCATGCGGTCACCCCCTTTACGGGGAAACAACCGTACCGCTCTTACTGGCGAACCCCATCATACACGATTCGCCTTGCTTTGTCAATTTTCTGCGCCGCCCGCTGGGCGGCTCTTTTGTTACTCTGCCTTTGCGGTTCCCCCAAACTCCGCAGGCACCAGCTCCGGCAGACCGCACTCGTTGATGAGAATATCCGCCACCTGCTGTTTCAGTTTCGCGGGTACCTTCTCAAACTCGGTCTTGCCTAAAATCACTCTCTGCGCAAACAACATTGCCATCATGTCTCTTGCTCCTTTCGACAGTAAAAAATATAGGGTCAGGGCGGCCTCCGCCCAGAACTCACGCATAGACGATCGCCGCCATCTCGGCGATGCACTCCTCGTAAAACTCCGCCTGATCCGCCTGAGCGCTCACCTGCTCCCGCAGCAGCTTGTTCTCGCTTTCCAGCTTCGCCACCCGCTCGTCGGTGGTAGGCGGCTCCGGCTCCGGGGGAGGCGGGGTATACGCCCCGCCGATGGCCGCGCCCTCGTAGGCGGGCAGCGCCCCGATCTCCTCCGCGAAGTCCGCCTCGGCCACGATCATGTTGGCGATCACGCCGTCCTCAACAATGCAGTATTCCATAGGCTTCCTCCTTTACGCCGCGGATTTCAGGTGCATCCGGATGGCAATAGCTCCGGAGCCGCCCTTGCCTCCGGCACTATAATTGCTTAAATAAGAACCGCCACCACCGCCGCCACCACCGTATCCGTTGACCCCCGGCTCGCCCTCATTTTTAGTAGCGTCTCCAGAACGGCCACCTCCGTTTCCACCGTATCCTTTTCCGGTTCCTGGAGAACCAGTATTTCCATCACTATCGGAGCCGCTGCCACCACCGCCACCGCCGCCGACATATCCGGATTCGGAAAAAGATAAAAATCCCTGTTCGGTGCCGACAGTCCCATCAAATGCGTCATCGCTTCCGCCATTGCCAGCACCACCATTTCCATTTCCGGATCCTGCGCCGCCAGATGGTGTTCCGTATGCGTATTGTCCACCGCCACCGCCTGATGCTCGAACGTTGAGGAATGATGATTCTCCTCCATCGGTTGCTTTTTCGGCTCTTTTGCTTTCTCCTCCAGCACCAACAATACAGAGATATGGTGTGTTAATTTCAACGGCGATGCCAGTCTGAATTACACTGTGCCCACCACCACCGCCACCGCCGCCGCCTGATCCTCGATAGGTGCCAGCGCCATATCCACCGCCACCGCCACCGCCAACAGCATTCACATCAACAGTTTTAACGTTCCCGGAAAATGCAACGCTTTTGCTAGCCGTGATTTTCAGAAAATTCCGGGTTATCAGCTTGATCGTCTTGTTGATGGTCGTGCCCTTGACCACGGTCACGGTCTCGCTGTAATCCTTAAGATCTGCATAGCCGCTGACCTTAATGACCTGAGCACCCTCACCAATGTAGCCGGTCACCACGCCGTTGGCGTTGGTGTACACCGCCTGTCCGCTCTCGCTGAGGATGCCCTGCACCCGCACCTCCGGGATAGGCTTGCCGGTGGTGTCCTGCACCGTCAGGGTGATGATTGCCGTGTTGGACATAATCAGCTTCAACTGTCCGGCGATCCCGGCAAAGGCGTCATCCACCGTCCGGTCTGCCGCGCTGCCGAACAGGGAAACCTCCGTGGAATCCTGCAGCAGCGTGGCCTTTCTCAGCTCCGTGCCGGGGTCTGTTGGATCATCCTCCAGCGCCAGATACTCATAGCGTAGCAGGCTCCCGTCCTCTGCGTAAACGCCATACCGCAGAGCGCCGTTCTCCAGCGCCCGCGTGGGGGTCCGATCTCTCATGCTCTCACTCCTTTCCCGCCGCACACCGTTACGCCGCAGTGTTGCACGGCTGCGGGGATGTTGTTTAAAATGAAATTCAGCGCCAGCAAAATCATCTCAATGCTGTTGGCCTCCGTCTGCGTCATCTTCCGCAGTGTTGCCGGGACTTCCGGCGTCCCCTCCGGCAGCCGGAGCACCCCCCGCACCGCCGCCACGTTGTCCCGATAGCGGGCCAACAGGGACACCGTCGGCACATCGCTCTCATACCACGTGTAGGGGTCCAGCGTCTCCGTCGGTTCCTCCGGGGTGTCCCCCGTCACCGCCGACCCCGCCGTGAAGCTGCCGGTTCCGGCGTTGCCGTAAAACTTCTGCCCGATCAGATCGTACAGCCCCACCGCCCCGGCAGCGTTTTTGCAGGGGATATAGTCCCGAATAATGGTATTTCCGTCATAAATCCGGCAATAATAGAGCACCATCGTTGTTTTTTCCTGAATCCCCCCGGCGCGGTTATTTGCAAAAAGTGCCAGATTGTGTGGGACGGAAAATGTCGAATTCCCCATAGTTAGAACAGGTTTCCCGTCCATAGAAATAATGTTTTTGTTAAAATCAACCTCATGTGGAGATCCGTTATTCAACCCGGAAATTGTTCCGGTTTCTTTTCCGTAATGGGTGAATCCAACGCCAAGCGCAAAGCCATCATCAGTCCAACCAAGATCTGCCCCAAACACTGTATGGCTACCGGTTTCTGACGTAGATAGTTTTATGAGTACACGCGAATCTTGGTTTGGCTTGAAGCCCGTATCCACATACTGCGCTCCCGTGCTCTGGATATACTGCACTTCTGTATACCCATCCGGCAATCGGCTGGAGGGCTGCGTGGAGCGTGGGAGCTTCACCCGCTCATACCCCGGCACGAGACAGCCCGCCCGGTTCAGCCGTGCCACTAAGTCCTCCATGCACGCGTCCACCCGGTTGAGGTCGGTGTAGTCGTAGCTGCCCTTGAGCATAGCGGTATTAAAGGCCGTCCGCTCCGCCTCCGTCCAGTCGGTCAGGGGCTTTTTCAGCAGCGCCTTGAGGGTGTCCGAATCGGACCGCGCCCGGTCTGTGATAAGGCTTGCATAATCAAAACTCATGCCGTCTCCTCCGCTTTGTCCCATGCAATCAGCACAAAGCCGTCACCGCCGGGTTTCCCCGGATGCCCCGGCCCTGGCTGTTTCGTAATAATAAATTTATAGCTGGTGTTCACCACATCCGGCTTCGCAGGGTTCGGCCTGACGGTGTATTTTTTCCAGTAGCCCTGCCCCGGATCGCCGCCCTTGCCGCCCGCTGCGCCGTCAGACGTGCCCTTGGCCGGGGAGGCTACGCCGGTGCGAGCGTAGCTGTCACCGCTGTTGATGTCCGTGTAGCCGTTGGCGTAGCGCTTGCCGTTGGCGGAGGAGTAGACGCCGAAGGTGGTCTCCTCGCCCTCAAGCCCCGCGTCGCCCTTCCGCACCGCTGCCGCGCCGCCCTTGCCGATGTGCACG